TGCTGTTTTTATTTCCATAATCAGATTGTGCTATATCCACAGTTGGTGGAGTTTGTAAATAACGATACATTTGGAATTCTTGGCGAGTAAAATCGGGTTGTACATAGGGGAAATTATTTGTGGCGTCAAAAACATCTCTTACACAAAATAGTTCTTGTATAGGTCTTATTGTGACGGTTATAACCAATTCGTTGTATTGCAGAGATACCAAAGGGAATGCACAACGACTATCTAATGTAAACCATGTATTGATTGGAATATAGAGAGTACGACCACGTATAGACGGTTCTGCACCAGACGTGTTCGTTGTATAAAATGCGGACGGATATACATTTTCTCTACCTAAACAATTTGCTGGATTATTCAATTCTGGTACATTTCCTGTCATAGTGTTATACAGCGCTTTCTTTTCAGCATTGAAATCACGTTCTACGATTGCAGCTAAATATTCGCCTGAATATTTCTGCAAAGTAAGATTTCCGCAAGTAATTGTAACTTCTTCAATCATAACCGACCCCAAATGATCGATCCATTTAAAATCATATGGCGCCCATTGCCCATTATTGTTATTTTCATTTCCTAACATGTCGCCAGTTGATACTGGTCTAACTGGTGGATATATTGGACTCCATATATCAGGTAAAGATACGACCAAATATGTATCCATAAGCAATTCGGCATATCTCGGTATTTTAAAAGTGAAGGTAGAGGAATCAGTCAAACGGAGTTCTCTTAAACCTTCATAATCAATACGAAACTTTTGCAATCCGAAATTGGTATATTTAGAATAAACACAACGGAAAAAGGTTTTTGTAGGATTGCCCGTAAGTATTACATTTGCATTTCCAACGGATACAATATTGAATAATCCTCCCGCCATTGATTGAAATAGTATATACTATGATTTTATTTTGTTTTTTATTAGAATACTTTTGTGATATAAGTATATAAGTGTAGATGAAATTATTAAGAATATTTTTAATTATTGTCGTATTAATAATTTTTTATCACATTTTGGGTAGATTATTAAAAGATAGGGCTACCATTATCAAAGAAAATATGCAGGTAATAGAAGGTATGAGCGTAAAAGATGAAATACTCACATTAATGGGGCTCAATCCCACTATTTCTATATCAAACTTTGCCGATAAACCAAAACAGTTAGGATTGCCATTACGTCTATATTGTATAAAAGCATCCTATAATTCTGCATATAGTGGTTCAACTATTAGCGATAAGATGATAAAATATGTATTATCTAGAGGATGCCGATTTTTGGATTTACAAATCCATTATTCTGAAAATGACGGTATTGCATATGTTGCAAATATTACTGATCCTAAAATGAAAGAAATGGATAGTGATAATCGGGTTTCATTGGATGCAATATTCAATGTTATTGTTGCAAATGCATTTACAGGTTCTCAAGGAAATGATGGATGTCCCAACCCAAAAGACCCGTTATTTATTCATTTACGTATTATTCCAGATAAAAATACAAAAGTATATAGCGCAGTAGCGGAGTGCATAACTAAAAACTTTTCAGATAATTACAGGTTTTTAAATAACAGCGGAAGAGCAAAGTTGATTGATAAATATACACAAATCGACGAAAGAATAATGAATAAAACTTTGTTTATGATAGATAAAACATATAACCCAGAATATGCATATTTTAGTCAAACTCTGGCAAATCTAATAAATGGTGAAACTGGTGGAAGCACATTTCGCATGCAAAATTATAACCGAATCAAAAACAGAACTAAAAACCCCCCGGTTGTAAATGACGATTTTAAATCATCGATACTTATAGATGAACAAATAATTATACCGGATATATTAGAAAAAAATCCACAACCTAGCATAATAGATATGGTTGTTAATTATGGCGTCCAAATTACGATGTATTCTTTTTATATTCCAAGCGATATGCTGGCACAGTATGAAGATTTATTCAATTACCATAAATCAGCAATTATACCAATGGCCTATGCCATAAATTATTTAGGAAGAATGGAAACCGAACTAGCCTCTAAGCAATTGCAACTAGGTTCCTTTGGCTAAGTATGTGGCTAAGTATGTGACTAAGTATGTGACTAAGGTTGTAAATGAGCATACATATAATAATATTTATAAAGGCTACCAGAATATATACTGGTAAATGATAATATATCAATATTATTATATATAATATGGTATCCACAAAGAATAGATATAACAACCCAGAATGCGACAATTCAATGACATTTCATGACTGCGAATTAGCTATTTTAAGACATGCGGTTGATGAAAATGAGGAAGCTTTAGGTGAAAAAATAGCAAATAGTGAAGATGTAAAAGCGATAATAAAAATATTGGAGAACTTTTTAGTTCGTAAAAAATGTATTTGTTATGGTGGAACTGCAATCAATAATATTTTACCTAAGTATGCACAATTTTACAATCGCGATATTGAAATACCTGATTATGACTTTTTTTCCAATAATGCATTGGACGATGCAAAAGAATTGGCAGATATTTATTATGAGGCTGGTTATAAAGAGGTAGAAGCAAAGGCCGGGGTGCATCATGGCACATTTAAAGTGTTTGTTAATTTTATCCCAGTAGCTGATATAACATATTTAGACGACGAAATATACAAGGCTCTTCAAAAAGAAGTTATTGTTCGCGCAGGAATACGATACGCTCCACCAAATTATTTACGAATGAGCATGTATTTAGAATTATCTAGACCACATGGCGATGTTTCTAGATGGGAAAAAGTATTTAAACGACTAACTTTGTTAAATAAACATTACCCTCTAAAACCAGACACTGAATGTAATACGATTGATTTTCAACGAGAAATGCACGAAAAATCACCTAATGATGAACATTTGTATTTTTTGGCACGGGATGCATTGATTGAACAGGGTGTTATTTTCTTCGGAGGATATGGAAGTGTGTTATATTCAGAATATATAAGCGACAAAAAACGCAAATATATACAGAGCATACCAGATTTCGATGTTCTATCCGAAGAACCTGAAACAACTGCGCTTATTTTAACGGAACGTTTAGGTGATTCCGGTTTTAAAAACATAAAAACAATTAATCATCCGGCAATAGGAGAACTTATACCAGAACGTGTAGAGGTTTTAGTAGGAAAAGATACAATAGCGTTTATATTTAAACCGATTGCATGTCATAGTTATAACACTATTAAGATCGGTGAAAAAGAGATAAATGTTGCAACTATAGATACGATTTTGAGTTTTTATTTGGCATTTATTTATACTGATAAACCCTATTTCAATAAAGATCGGATATTATGTATGGCCCAATTTTTGTTTGGAGTAGAGGAGCAAAACCGATTACGTCAAACTGGATTGTTAAAACGATTCACTATGAATTGTTATGGAAAACAAGAAACATTGGAAACAATCCGGGCGTTAAAGACTGAAATGTATAAAAAATTAGCCGATAAAAGGGGGACTCGGGAATACGATATGTGGTTTTTGAAATATAGTCCATCAATAAATAATGAAAAAAACCCGGAAAAAGCGGAAAAACCGGAAAAAGCGGAAAAAGCGGAAAAAGCGGAAAAACGCAATAAAACGCAAAAAAAACGGGTAAATAAACTAAAATCTAAATCCAAATCAACAACTATTCGATTTAGAAAAATGTTCCGTAAATATTTATAGAGAACTTAGAAACTCCAATGATCTAGTTAGAATACTATAACTAAGTCCAAACAAAATACTTTTGATAAAGAGGCCATAGAAATTGAAATTGCCATCTTCATTATAAATGCGCATAAAAGAGAACTTTTTAAAAATTACTGCATCTATGAGAGGCATTTGAAATACGAAAAACAAAATGCCAATAAAAATAGGTATTTGTATTTCTGTAAATAATTTATCCATTAAACGTTCTCTATGTCTCTTTTCTTTGTGGGTTTTTATGGCTTTTTCTTCATCGTCTTGAAAATCACGTATATAGTCGGATGTCAATTTTGGTGCCGGAATATAGTTAGCGGTAGTTTCTATGTCTTGCATATATCCATCAGTATTACGGGGTATATCACGCGACGGCAATCTGTATTGAGGAGATTCTTGTTGCTGTTGTGACATGTGTGGTTGCTGTGGCAATGGCATTGTACCCGGTTGCACATGATTACCATACGGATTTGGATGAACATTCATTTGTGTATAGGTCAAATTATGTTCTCCACCGGCCATATCCAATGGTTGGCGAGTATTTATAGGTTGTTGCATATATTGTTGAGCAGATTGCATAGACCCATTAGTTTGCACAGGCACGCCAATTTGCATAGTTATATTTTCAGGTAAATCGGCGATTCGTGTAGTAGATGCTTTATCTGCCATAAAATCTATATATTAGATTGTGGCTAAAGATATTATTGTTTAACGAATTATCATAGATGAATTGTCTAAAATAAATCATCTATTGCTCGAGTATTAAAAAATCCCAAACATTTTTTTAGGTTTAATATCATCACGTTTTTCTATGTCAATTGTCTTTTTAGAGCTATCACATGACGTTGATTCCATAGTGTATTGCAAGCATTTTTCGTCATGTTTGTAAATATCTTCTTCTGAAATAACGGGACCATTAAATACAATGCAATTTTTATCTGTGCATACTTTGCGGAATAATGTTGCTAAACCAAAGCCTAAAATTATGGAAAGAGCTATTTTTCCCATTTTACTATTTAGCAATCGTTGAAGATACATAGTTTATATACTATGTATCTAAAAAACTGAATATGAATATATCTATGCTTGCACCGGGATTTTCGCAATTTTATTTGGATTTTTGGGGCAAGGGATTTCATTTTCTTTATATGAAAAACAATTACCAGCCTTGTCTTTATATTGCAATAAATCGACATTTTCCGGAGTAGGATATACGTATATTTTTCTTAAGTCGGGCATCGTGTAATACATGATTAACAATCCTGCTACTAGACTAACCAAGAAAATGGGAACATCTATGTATTTTGAAATCATTGTTATATATAACACTGGCATTTATTTTTTGATATTTCACTCTGGAAAAATAGTTTAGACCAACGTTCTCTAATTTCTTTAGATATACAGTTCATTTGAGTTATTATTCATTGGTGTAAATTACATAATGTTTTATTTCTTACCTTTGTTTTTCTTCTTTTTGGGTGCAGGCTTTTGTGTATCAGTTGCTATAATATCATTTGTCAAGCCAAACTCTTGCATGATTTCATCTAAATCTGGTTTTACAGCAACCGATTTATCTTGTGTTTCTTGACCTTCCATGCGAAACACAAAATTATTTGGATTTTCAGTTGCTTGTAGTTTGGCCTCCTTCTTTTTCTCGAGTTTTGCTGCCATACGTTCT